CACCGGGGCGTGGTCGGGCAGCTCCTCGAACGTCACGCACGACCACGCGAAGGGCTCGCCTGAATCGTCGAGCGCGACGAGCGCAAACGTTGACCCGTCATAGCACGCCCAGCGCGACATCGCCCAGTATCCCGGGACGGTCAGCGCGATCAGCTTGCGACGCATGGCGACGTCGACCGCCCCGGTGCGCGTGTGCAGGAGCTGCACTAGTCTTCGCTCCGATCGCGCCACTGCACGACGCGCCCGCTAGGCTGCTCGACCATGGTGTGCTGCTTGTCGGCGTGCGGTCGACGGTCGCACGTGTACCCGGCGCGCTGATTGCCACACCGGGGATCGTCGGCGTTGTCCGAGTGCCCTGCGCCGTGCAGGTGTGTCGGCGTGTTTTCGATCGTGCTGAGCGCGACCGGTGGCACGTCGTCAAGCTCGTCGACGCCGTAGCGCGCCACGCGATCGCCGAGAGCCGCAGGCACGCCTGACATTTCGCGCATCTCGACGGGCGTCGATGCCGCTTTCGCGGCAAGCTTCGCGACGCTTTCGCCGATCGTCTCAGGCGTTTTCGCCGCGATAACTATGGCATCGTCGACGATCGCGCGTGCTTCCGGGGTGCCGCCTAGCTGCTTTCGGATCCACTCCTTCGGCGCCGTGTGCCGCTTGCCCGACAGCGAGTCGATAAACCCGGGCTCGCTCGCGTCGCGCTTCCACGGCTGCCCGGGATCCTGCGGTAGCAGTCCGAACCGCGTGGCTTGCTCGATCGCCATCGTCAGAGATGCGATCGCGTGCGACACGTGCGGCAGATACGACGGTCCGACTTTCGCGCCCGGCGTTTCGTCGGTGTCGGGCGCGAAAGTCGCCGCTCGCATGCCGTCGGCATCCTCGAGCAGCGGATCGCCGGCTTGATGCGCTTCCATCGCGTCGAGCGTCTCGACTACGTGGCTCAGGGTCGCGCGCAGGTATTCGCGATAGCGCTCGAAATTGGCGCGCACGTCGAACGGATCAGCCGCCGCCGGTCGGATGAAGTTGGCGCGTTCGTATTTGTCGACGCCGTACTCCTTCGCGCGCGCGTCATAAACCATCCCGGATTTTCGGCAGTGTGTCAGGTCGGGCTTTACGCCGCCGCCGAGTGCCGCCTTGAGGTCGCGCCGATCGCCGGCTCGTCTATCGCTCACTTCGTATCCCTCCGTTTGGTTTTTGCGTACCAGCGCCCCGTAGCGCTTACAAAAACCGCTTGACGTTTGCCGCCCGGGTAGCCGAGCACGTGGCAGCACGCCCAGCTAGACGGACCGCGCGCGTAGCCGAGAGTCGGCGCCGTCACGCCGACCTGCCAGCAACCGTGATAGATGCCGGGCGAGTGTCCGTGCCCGATGACGCTTCGGATTCCGATGCGGCTCATGTTGCGGCGCGTTCCGCGTGCGCCGTTCGGACCCAAGTGACCGTGCTGACCAAGCTCGACGCCGCCGATTACGAAGGACTCGTCAGCGGCGAGAAATCGCGCGGGCTTCCGAAGGCGAGCGCGAACGTACCACGAAAACGGATCATCGTACGCGTACCCGTCGGGCGTCTTTCGCATGCTCTTTACGATCGCTGTCCACAGCTCGAGCCAAATATCAGCGTTCTGCGGTTCGTCGCGCGGCGCCATAACTGACGACAGCCAGCGATCAAGATGCTCGTTAGGATGATTCGACCACGGAAACACGTTTTCCGTAAACCCTGCCGTGGTGCGATTGACGTATGCGGCTCCCGCGTCCATTTCGCCGCGCAGATCGTCGAGCCCGAACTTCGCAGCAGCAACCCGCTTGATCGCGCTGTTGCGCTCGTGCGGATTGATCGCGTACATGTCGACGGCGTCGTGCCGAATGGTGTACTTCGGGCGACACGCGCCGCTGATCGAGTCTGCGCCGTGATAGGTGCCGCGCTCGAGCTGGCGGTGTGTGAACGGCGCGTGCTCGTCGCTGACCACGAGATACTCAGCAGTCGACGCGCGATCGCACGTCGGGCTGTACAGTCGAAGGCGCCCGCCCGCGACGTCGTAAAACTCGCCGCCTTCGCTGCAGATCAGGTGCCGCATGTACGCGCCGGATCGATCGTGTTCGACGACAACGGCACCCGTCGAGTGGTGAAACTCGCCGCGCACGCCCGCCTTTGTCGTCGAGTAGACGGGCTGTGTGATTGCCATCGACGTGCTGACGATTTTTGCGGCGTCAGCTTGCGGCGTCGGAACGGTATCCATTGCGAGCTGCGGGTGTCCGAACACCGCCGACGCGCCGCGAGTCAGCGTGTGCAGCCCCTGAAGCGGGTTAGTTGCGGTCGCCTGCACGCGCACGTTCCCCGCGACAACCCAGCCGCCGCGCAGCTTGATCAGCTCGTCGCACAGATACGGCTCGACATCGGGCGCCCAGCGATGCTGCTCGTCGAAGACGTTATCATCGCGTCGCGTGGTCGGGTTTTTGTAGCGCAGCGGGATCACGATGATCGGCGCGTCATGTAGCTTCGCGTATCGTGTGATCGCCGCCCACGCGTCAGCGTCGATCGGCGTATCGTTGACCGCCGCAGTGACAATCCATCGCGACGCTTTGCGAATCGCTGCGCGGCGCTCAGCCGACAGCGGAAACCGGATATCCTCGAGGCGTGGCGCGTTGCCGGTCTTCCCGTCGGCGTAATACTCGGTCATCGAATCGGGCAGTCCGAACCGTGCGGCGCGCAGGCGGTACGCGTTGCCTAGAACTTCGCTCGAGAAGTCATACCCCGTGATCTTGGCAAGCGCTGCAGACAGCTCGGGCCCGCTCTTCGCATCCTCGCCCGCGCGGCGTAGGTTGTGCTCGGTCAGGATTTCTTTCCACGGGAATCGGGGGGCCGGCATACGCTAGAGCGCCCCCGTAATGATCAGTTTGCACGCGACCAAAAACGCAACCGATCCGACGAGCAGTAAGGTGCAGTAGCAGGCTTCGATCAAACGGCGGCGCGCGCGTGCCGTTGCGAGCTGCTCGAGCTGTAGATCGATTTGCGCGCGCTCGAGCTTTCGCGCGTGTATCAACACTAGAACCACCCTCGCACCGTGTCGATCGCATCGCGACCGGCGGCACCTGCTAGGAATCCCGCGACGAGCGCCGACCCGCCGACCCAGATCCATTTGCGATCGAAGTCGGCGGCACTCGAGCGCAGCGACGTGTTTTGCGCGGTCAAGCGTGTCTCGGATTCCTGCAGTCGGCGCAGCTCAGCGTCGAGCGCATCCCACCGATCGGGCGGCACGATCCACCAATCCGGCGGCAGCTCGATCGTCGACCCGCCGGGCGTCGTCAGAACGCCGCCGGTCTCGAGCTGCGCAGGGATGTCAGGGGGCGGTTCTCCCGCGGCACGAGAATACACCGATAGCGTTGCTACGATTATCATCGCGGCGACTGTTTTTCTCATAACCCCCCCTGACGCACGAGTGCGCCCGTATGGTCTATTTGATCGTGGTGGTCGGACCCGCGCCGGTCGGCGGCTTTGCCTTGACGGCTGCATCCCCGGCTACCTCGGCGCGCTCGACCGCCGCCTGCCCGGGGCGGTCGAAGATCCATAGCGAGGCGTACAGGGCAGCACGGAGCCACTGGGGTAGGTACGATCCGAGCTTCGAGCCGAGCAGCGCGCCGCCTAGCAACTTGATCAGGCGGTAACCGCCGGCAGCCGCGAAGGCAAGGAACAGCGCATCCTTTGCGCCGCCGCCTGCGCCCATGACGCCGGCAAACGACGCGGCGAGCACGAGCAGCGCTGACGCTTCCGGCGAGCGTAGCCACGTAACGCGAGGCGCGACGAACCTCTTCACAAGGGCGACGCCTAGAACGACAGCCAGAAACGCGGCTTCTTTGGCGTGACCGCCCTGGAACGCACTGACGACGGCGTTTAGCGCGTCTGCGATCAGCGTGTCGTCGACTGATGCGCCGCCCGACGCGAACGCGACGCCGGCAAAGCCTGCGACGAAGCACAGGCAAAAAACGATCGTGGATAGGATTCTCTGCATTATCTATTCCCCCGTGGGCGCGCACGCGCCCGGCAAAATTCGTGACACCACGTCACAAGGCCGCTGATAATCAGGCGGCAGAAGAGTACACAACGCGCCGAGCACCGCGCCCAAAATGGCGGCGACGATCGGCCGGTACGCGGGGCGGAGGTAGACCCGCCCCTTACGATCGTCGCCGCCTGATTTGTTGTGGTCGGTCATATGCCCTAGGCGCCAAGATCGTAGTTGATCGTCACACCATATACGCGCGCCTCGTTTGCGCTCGACGTCTGCGGGATGCCAATCACTAGATAGTAGTTGTGGGACGTCACGCCCGCAGGATCGATCGGTATGTCGGCGTCGGCGTCGGTCCAGCTGAGCTGATCCTGCCCGCCACTGGTACCGGATGTTTTCGTTCCGCCGATCGCTGTCGGCGTCTGTGTTGCGATGTTCAGGTCGAAAATATTAGCAACGATCGCCTCTGCGTCGTCTTCGAGTATGCTAATCGCAACCCCGGTGATGCGCTGGCCTGTTTCGACAGGCAGGGGCATGTATAGATTGTATCCTCCGCCACTCGTAAGCGATCCCCAATAGGGACCGGCAAACGATCCGTCGCCGTTGTGTGCCGATAGTTCGGCTGCAGCTACGAGCTTCACTCGCGCACTACCGTTCAGGTCGAGATATTTGATCCACTCGTGCGTGATGTTTGCCAGCCAGTTGAACGTTTCGTTTGGCGGCAACTCGGCGTCAGCCCAGCCGTCAGCTTTCTTGCCCGCGCTCGGCTCGACAGTTTCCGCGATGCCGGTCGCACCGGTCGCCCACTCTGGATATACTGTTGGTTTTGCCATAGGTCCCTCCGCTTACGCAACGCTCGCAAACGCGCCAGCGCCAAATCCTAGCCCCGGACCGTTTGCAAAGCTGAACGCAGCCGACGGCGCAACCGTCGCGTATTCGACGTCAACGCGAACGCCCGCAACTTTAGCATCCGCCACGAACTCGGCGACGATCGCCGCGACCTCGGCGGTAACCGAAGCGCCGCCCATAACTAGCGTGAACGCCGCGGGCGCGTACGGTACAACAATCAGCGTCACATCATCATCGCTGACGATCAGGCGGGCTATGTTCAGGATCTCTGGCAGCGTGCCTTCGCTATTGTTCGTTGCAATCTGAGCGCGCAGGTAGCGGCGGTATACGTCATCGGCGAGACCCTCGCGCGCGCGCCCTACGATCACGCCGATCACGTCGAGCTGCGCACCAATTGAATTGTCAATCGTTCGCTCGGTCAGCACGTCAAATGCTGCGTCTTCGATGTCCTTAATCGGCGCGACGATCGCGGTCAGAAGCGACTCGAAGTTCGACTTCTCCTTCAGATACTCGGGCACCCGCGCGCGAGCCTCGCCTTCGTGATCCGATATGCGCTGAACCCCGCTGACGGTTTCGCCGGGCGCAACCGCGACGGACTCGTCGAGCACGTCATATGCAAACTCGGTCGCCATCGCCTACGGTGTCCCCGGCGTTGAGTCAACGGTGATACGGCTCGTGTCATAGACCGCAATCTGGCGACCGCTGATCGCGATCGTCGTGCTCGCGCTCGGCGTCGGCGCGGTGCCGATCTCGATCAGTGTAACATCGTTGACGCCGGAAACGTCAAAGCACCACGAGCTGATCGCCGATGCGACGGCATCATACCCAAGACCGCGCAGGTCACCGCGCGCCACGATCGCCGCCTTGATTTGCGTGTCTCCATCGGCGGGGTACGCGTCGGCATCGTACCCCAGCTCAACGTCGACGTAGATTTCGATCTCGTCGGGGCGGTTGAATCGAAACGTTACGGCGTTACCCTCAGAGTCTTCCGCCGTACCGACCTCGGTGCCGTTGGTTGCTATTCCGGCGCCGACACACGCGAGCAGCGCATCCCAGATGTCCTGATCGGCGCCGCCCTGCACGAGCGCGTCGATCGAGTGCGCCGCGACGCTAACGCCATCCATAACCACGGCGGCGTCGGTGTCGTTCACGTACACTTTGACCGCTGTGACGTCGGCGACGTCGAGCAGCGTTGCGCGGATCGCGTCGGCGGTCGTGTTGCCCGCGTCGGCTAGCTCGACTTCGCGCCTGACGCGAAGGTCTTCGTCGGTCTCGATGTCGGCTCCAGGCGATGCGTCCAGCACGTTGATCACGGAATCCCAGCCGCTAACGGGCGTTTCGATCTCGGTGATCGCACCGCTCGCACCCGCGATCGGTCCAGTATCGTCGGCAACAGCAAGAACGTCGACGTCGCCTGTACCTTCTCCAAGGTAGCGCCAAATCACACTGTCGTCAGCGATGCTGTCGCCCGTCGTCGTCGGACCGCCCGAGCTGTCCGACGTGCCAGCCGTGATGCACTGGTAAACGCGACTCGCGTTCGTCACGCGATCGCCCAGCGCATACGCCGTCGTCGAAGCCCACGCATCGGTGGCGGCGATCGTTACGTCCTCGACCGTCGAGAACACGTCCCCGGCGACCGCAACGCTCGCTTTGCTGCCTGCGTCGACGTCTGTGGTCGGAACGCCCGTCAGCGTCAGAGTCACGGCCGAGTAGTCGGCGGGGCGGCGTGTCGTGCCTGTCAGAACGCACAGCGCGTCAAGCAGCGTATTGGTCGCGGCGTCAGGATCCTGCGACGAAACGATCGCCTCGATTAGTTCCCACAGGAGCGCTTCGCGCTCGGCGAAGATTGCGACAAACTGCCCGAGCGTCGACAGATCGCTGACGTCGAGCGACACGCCGAAGTCAACCTTCAGCGAATCGTTGATCTCTTCGCGGATGACCGCGAGGGTTTTTGGGACGAATCCCGCAGATGTAAGCCCGTAAGACATGAAAATGCAGCCTAGAAGCTAACGGGCAGCGTACCAGCGATCGGGGTATCGTCCAATTTGCCCCGCGCTGACCACGTAACGGTCAAAACGCGGGTGGTTTTGTCCATGTCAAGTATCAGCGAGTCGAGCGACTCGATACCGGGCGACCCGAGGATCGTCGACCGATATGCCGCCCGCGCTTTCGTGATGATATCCTTTCGCCCGACGATTTCGTAGTGCGGGAATCCGGCTGACAGATCGGCGAACCACTCGCCCTTCACGAGTGACAGGCGCGTATAGACGCCCTGCGCGATCGCTTCGTTGTTCATTGAGAACAGCAGACCATCGACCGCGAGATTCGGCAGGTCACCGGTCACGGGATCGAGATATAGATCGACAGGTTCGCCGGTTTTCATTCTGCTGTTACCTTCGTTGTGCCGACCGTTATCCCGGTGAGAGCGAGCGCGATGTTTGCTTTGTACGTCGCGCCGCCGTCGCTGGCGCCCGTCGCCGAATCCGTCAAGGCATCTATCACGGCTTGCAGTGCCGACTCGAGCGCGAGCGTGCCGCCGTTCTCGCCGCCTAGCCGCACGTCATCGCCGTACGTGACTGTCGCCGTTGGGTGCGCGGGCGTCGCGTCGGCGAACGACATCAGCCCGGCGATCGCGATCGCGTCGGTCACGTCGTGCGATCGATCGTCGCCCGGGTCGACCTCGCGCCCGAGCGCAAGCCACACGTCGAGCGACGCGTCGCAGAAGACGAGTAGCACTGTGTCGCCCTTCGCGACCGGGAACGTCTGGCGAGAGCCCCCACCACCCTGAAACAGCACAGGCACATCAGGGATCGCCGCGCGGCGAACGACCTGCCGCACGCCAGCGGCGTCTATAAACGCACGCTTGATTAGCGGCTGCACGATCGCGCGCTGATCGTCGGGATCGTACTCGAGGATCTCGCCCGGCATCGATACGCTAACGCCTCCCAACACCTGAGCGACTACGTTACGCACCGATCGATAGAACGCGCTCATACCGCCACACCTTCGATCGTTGAGTGCCACGCCGGCCCTGCGGTGTCGCCTTCGTGAGTCAGCTTGTTGACGCGAAACAGCCCGCGAATCGCGAGCGACTCAATCGCGATGCGCCCGCCGCAGCGTAGCTCAGGCTTGAGTAGTGTTTTTACGGTCAGAACTGGCGGCTTCTTATCCTTCTCAGGTGCGCCGTAATCGGGCGCACCTACCATTCCGGTATCCTGTCCAATGACGATCGCTTCGCCGCCGAGTGTCTCTCCGTCTTTGAGCGCCTGCAGCTTCCCGCCCTGCACCGACCACCCGTAACCCTTAGGCGCAAGCAGTTTCGTCATCTGCTCGTGAGACGGTCCGTCTGTGGTGACGCCGGATAGTAGACTTCCGGCGAAATCGCGCGCTTCTGTTAGGTTCTTCGGGATCACTAGCCCCATCGACTTCGCGACGTCGCTGATCACGGTGCGGGGATCGACGCCCGATTTAAACGTCCGACTTATGCGCGCGTTGGCGCGCGCTCGAGTGCCGTCGCCTACCTGGATTTTTGTCAGCCAGTCGACGCCCTCGCGTCTCGAGCCCGACCAAAACATATCGCCCGCGAAAAGCTCCTGCGTCTCTCCGTCATAGCCGGCGGCTATGCGCACGTGCAAAGGCAGCACCTGCAGCGCCGCGCGCGTCTCGGGCGCAAGGTTCGTGATCGTCAGCTCGCACGTGTTAGGATCGCTGTGCAGGTTCTTGACGATGCTAAACTGAACGCGCATGTCAGATATGATGATCTGATTCGCCGGGTCGTGCGCGAAGAACCCGACTGATCGCGATAGCGTGATCTCGACTTCGCGCTTATATAGCCGCGCCGTCACAGCTCGCTCGCTTCGTAGTAGAAGACCGCGACGCGATCACCCATATCATCAAAGCCGGCGTCGCGCCCTTCTCCGCTCGTGTCGGCCGCGATCAGAGCGCCGGGCGGGAATCGCGCGTCAGTCGTGCGAACCCCCAGCGCCGATCCTAGTAGAACAGCGATCCCCATCGCGATCGGATCTTCGTCGATGTCGAGCAAGTCCAAATACCACACGCCCGCTCGACCGTTCCAGCGGACTTCGAGTATGTACTGGACGCCGTCGAGCGTGGTGCTGACGCGGTAGTTGGGCGTCGACGGCACTAGCGGCAAGGCGCGCGGCATCTACTCTAGCCCATCCTTTACCTTCTGGAGAGCCGAGCTAGGACCCTCACGAGACTCAAGTATCGACGTGATCTTGGCGTCAAGATCAAGCGGTGGTTTGGGATCGGTCTTCGTAGGCTTCGATCCCTTGTTGACCTTCTTCTTCGCAATCGGCACCGCGACCAGCACCGTAGCGCGCGAGTTCTCGACCAGCGTGATCTGGACAAACGTCGCCGTAAATACCAGCGCGTCGCCTGTGCTGGCGTCAACCGGTGCGCTCAACGACTCGAGCACCATGTTGTCGAACGTGCCGCGATCATCTGTCTCGATTACGACGGGCTCACGCGCGCGGCTCATTTCAATCAGGCGCGAGTAAGCCTCCTGAGATGGCAGCGCATCGCCCCCGCGCTCGGATATAATATCGCCGATCGGTGTGTCGCTGACGACGCCAGCAATCGATAGACGGATCGGCCTTGCGCGCACGTGGTCGGCGACGTCGGCGCCATCCTCAACAGGGTGCGCGGTTACGTCGTTTACGATCGACGCGTCTAGCGTGATCGTAGCGTCGATCGTATACCCGTCGATGACTACCACGCCGACGTAGCTCCTGATGCTGCGTCCATCTCGCGAGTCTTACTGTCGATCACTTGCTCGACAACGCGCGCGGTTTCTTCGAGACCGGCAACCCCGGTGATGTTGATCGTCGCCTCAAGACGCGCACCTAGCCCGCGCTCTCTGGCAAACGTCTGAACACCGGCCGCTTTGCCGCTGTCGTTCTCCAGCCGCGCGCGGTTGTACTCCTGCGTGAGAGTCGACAACACTTCGTCAACTGTCGCGTCGCCGAAGTCTGTAGCCTTAAGCGCGTCGCTTGTCGCAAGACGTCGCTTATTGAACCGCTCGATCGCGCCGCCCGAACGATTCGCGCGATCGATTGCGTAGTTTTGCTGTCGGTTCGCCTTCTCTGCGGCGAGGTCTATCGCAACGCCTGGGATGAAGTCAAACTTTCTTCGCAGGGCGTCGATCGAGTCGTCAACGACCCCCTGAATCATGTCGCCAATCCAGTGCTTAGCAGACACGTATATATCTTTAAACACAGACCGACCGCCGCGAAAAGCGACCCAAAGGTCTTCTAGTACAAGAGCGATCGCCGCGATGCCTGCGGCTAGCAGTATGAACGGCAGGAGCGCAAACGACCACGCGGCTGCCGCGGCAACGGCGGTGCCCACCAAAAGCTGACCGAACGTGCCCATACCGGTGAACGCGCGATAGATGTCTTCAACTAGATCGCTAATATGCTCAGCGACTGGGGCAATCGCTTTTACGATCACACCAAACACCTTCGTCATCGCGTTTTTAAACTTATTCCACGCCTTCGTTAGCTTTACAGACGCCATCGCCTGCCGCTTCGCATAGTCTTCGGCGAGATCGTTCGCCTCCATGGACTGATCGGTCAGACCCTTCCACGCGCCCTCGACCTTCGTGAGCGACTCGAACGCGGCGACCGCTTCCTTGCGCCCGAAGATTTCGATCAGCTTGTCGCGCCGGAAGCCCTTCGCCTGGATTGCGTCGACGATCGCGTCGAACTCTTTGAGCGTGCCGTCTTTGTTGAAGACCTCGACGCCCTCCTTACGTAGCCGCTTCGCCGCGGTGCCTGACACGGCGCCCATCAGCGCCTCGAGCTGCGTCGCGGCTTCCGCCGCCGAGCCCGCGCCCTGTCGCGACAGCTGCAGCGCAGCGCTGATCTTCGCGAGACCTGCGACGCCAGCGCCGCCGGCAAACTTGGATGCTGCGGGCGTGAGCGATGCGAACAGCGAAGACATCTCCTTCAGCTCGATCGCGCCGGCCTTACCCGAGCTGATCAGCACCGAGAACGCCTTCTCGAACTGCGCGGGCATGATGCCCAGGTTCTGGATTAGCGCCGCGCTCGCCCCGGTTACGTCGGACATTTCCGACCCGGTCGCCGACGTCACCTTCGCGAAGGTTTCCATCGCCTCCGCGGCTGCCTTGCCGTCGCCGGTGAGCGCTACGAAGTTAGCGGTACCTGCAAGAATAACATCCTTCGCAACGCCGGTCGCGTTGGAGACCTCGAGGATTTTCGATCGAACGCTCTCGAGCGATCCGACTGATCCTCGTGACGCGATATCGAGATCCTCGAGCCCTTGCTGAAACCCGAACGCGTCACGCGCCGCCATCGCAACGCCGAAGCCAGCTGCTAGCCCGACAATCTTAGACTGTATCCCGGCGAGCGCCCGTCCGACACGCTGACCCTGGGTCTGTGCTCCAGTAGCGAGGCGATCGATCGCGCCTGTACCCTGCTGGAACTCGGCTTTATCAACCTTCAGTCCGAGACGCGCGAATATGTCGGCAACCTTGCTCACTTTTTACCGCGGTTCAACCTGTCTTTGTGTCGTGCAAATGCGAATGCGGTCAGCGCCTCGTGTGCCTGCTCGACCTCGTCGATCGAAATGTTGTCGTGCTCGCCCAGCTTGATTTTGTCGGCGTCGACGAGCTGCCAGAACATCAGCGCATCGGATATGTCTGGGTCGGTCTCGACCGCTACGCCGTCGCCGTCTGATCCCCAGCGGCGCTGCCTGCGGCTGCAACGCCTCGCAAAAAATCCCCGAAGTTGACCTCGATTGCGAGCTGCATCGCGCCGAGCATCGCCGGCATGTTGCCCTCGAAAGCCGCGTTTATGCCGGTCGCCTCGCGCAGCTCGACGCGCTGGCGCGCGCCCGCGTCGTTTGTTACGAGCGCCGTCGTCGACGCGAACAGCCGAGCGCACAGGTCGTCGATATTCTCGCCGTCGATGTTGACGAGTAGCTGAGTGATCGCTGGTACGAGATCCTCGAGCTGCACGTTCATCGTCGCGCGAACGTCTTTGATCGCCAGCACAGGGGCGAGGATCTTGCCGAGCTTCGTCATCAGCTTGAAGCCCATGAGCGCGGGCAGCTGCGTCGACGTTACGCTGACGCCGCTACAGTCGCGTGTTTCGTTTTTGAGCACCTAGATACCTCCGTGTCAGGTTGCTCGAGCGCGCGACGTGCGCGCCCGACGCTAGAACAGCGCGCCGCCGACGTACACGTCGAAGCTCGCGACAGCGATAACCCATTCGCGCGTGCTGGCGTCTGTCGCATGCTCGACGTTCGGGACCTTTTGGATCCACGCAACCGGCGCGCTGAGAATCGTGTTGCCGTTCAGATCCTTGACCGTGAGCGGACCGAAGCCCAGCCCGCTCGCTTCGTCGAGAATGGCGACCGCGCTCAGGCTATCGTTGCTCGGGCTCTCAGCCATCAGCGTGATTGTCACCATGCCCGATCGGTTGCGCGATCGAACGCGCGTGATCTCGCCACGCGCGCCAGCCACCTTGCTGAAGGCATCGACTTCGCGCTCGCCCGCGATGAACGTACCTTCCGCGAAGCCCGACAGTGGGATGCCGCGGAAGATCGCGACGACTTTACCGGGATCGTAATTCTTGAACATGGGTCAGGGATCCTTCTTACAGCGAAACGACGCCGGTAACGTTGACCTTGTGCACGGCGCCCGAGCGCACCGCGCTGAACTTCATGTCCGGCAGGAGCCGCGCGAGCTTGTCGGCGGCGTCGATGTCGGCGACGAGCGGCACGGTGATCGTGAAGCTCGCGTAAATCTGCCTCTGAACCGCGATCGTCAGCGTCGCCCGCATGTCGTTTTCGATCAGCGCTACGCCGTCGTCGTCGTATGGGATTTTGTCGTTCGCGGCGAGCGTCGCGAAGATACGCTTCGCCATGTCATCTTCAACCCAATCATCCCCGCGCACGACGTCGGCGTAATCGCCGTCAGCCATCGTGCCCATCTGCGTTATGTTCACGCCGGCAACCGTGGTGTAGAAGTTCGCATTCCGCGCGACGAGCCGCGCGCGCTGCGTCGACGTCAGCGTGGTGGGGCTTACGCCGCTCAGGGTTTTCCCGAACCACGTGATCGATCCCGGGTCGGCGTGCGAGCAGCGCCCGACGCACGCCGCCGCGGTGAATTGATCGGGCTTGTGGTGGTAGAAGCCCATCGTGCGCGCGCGTGCGAGTGTCGCGAGATCGTCGAGCGTATCGCTGTTGCCGGCGGCGGTCGCGATCGCGTCGGTCTCGTTCACGTCGAAGACGTAGATTTTCGACTCGGTCTCGACCCAGGCGGCGGCGGCGAGCACGCACGCGTTGCTGTTGTAGTTCGTCAGCAGGATGCCCCAATCGGAATCCTCGAGCGCGATCGCGGCGAGGTCCGTCGCAACGCCCGGGTCGACGTGGGTCTGCTCGATCTGGCACGCCGACGTCGGGCTGATCTGCTCGATCGAAAACCACTCGCCAGCGGCGGACGCGGTGACGGTTACGGTCGTGTCCGTATCAGTCGCCGCCGCGGTGTAGTTCTTGCCGACCACGGCGTTCAGAGCGGTGACAATGCCGTCGGTGATCTCGGCGAGCGTTCCCGACGAATCGGATGTGAAGTCGACGGTCTCTTCGGTCACGCCTTCGCCGCTCACGCGGAAGCTGTAGAGCGTGCTCGACAGCTCTTCGGGCGTGAGCTTGTAGACCTGCGTAGCGGGCAGCGCGGCGCGACCGATCTTGATCGTCTTCGGGTGGGGGTTCTGCGAGAAGATCGCGGTCGCGGTCAGCGCTTCGGGCGAGTCTGCCGCGAAGTCGTCGAGCACGCCAGCGAGATCGGTGTACGATCGCACGCGCTCAGCCCACGCGGCGGTGTTCGACACGATAAGGGGCGTGCCGAATGCCGTACGCGCGACGCCGACGGAATCGCTCGTGATGGAAATGTCGACGATGTCTGAAAGCGCCATAGGTACCCTACGCTAGCACGTGCCGCGCTTTGCGCGAAATTGCGCCCGCTTGGCTACTCTTCGGTGATTTCCGTGGTCTCGATATACGTCGCGACCTCGCTGACGTCGGACGCGACGCCCAGATAGGCGGTCATCGTGGCGCGCGGCTCCCAGTCCGTTGCTCCGACGATCGCGCCTAGCGAGTTGATTGCATCGAACCTGCGGACCGACACGCCGCCCGCGCGCAACGCGTCGGCGATCGACGCGTGGCGAACCTTCGCCTGCACGTCGTTTAGAATCGACATCGCGCTCGCGGTGCCGAGCGGCGAGTCAGCGAAGCACTGAATCGACAGCGCGATCTCTCGAGGTCCCTCTCGATGTATCTCGATCTCTTCGCCGGCATCGGGCGGCGGATCGTCGTCGGACAGATCGACGATGCGCTTCCAGTCTTCGCCGAACCGGCTTAGCGTGATCGCGTTGATCGCGATATAGGGCGGCGCGGGTCGGTTGCCGCCCTGCTCTGCCCAGATGACTTTGGCGCCCGCCAGCCCTGACGCCGCGACGATCCATGACTGGATCGCGTTCTCGATTGTCGTTCCCCCGAAGCTCATGGGCGATCCTTAGACTGCAAAGTTTCCATCGTTGACCTTGAAGTGAATCGACGCGATCCGACGGCGCCAGCCGCCGTGTGGTAGTAGCGTGATCGTCTTCTCGGTCGCGTCACCAACGATCGTCGACACGCCGTGGAACCGCCCCCAGAATCGCGACCCGTCATAGATGACCGTCGGCGCGTCGTCGCCTTCGTAGCGGATCGAGATCGTCAGGTTTGTGATTGCAACGTTGTCAGCGGCGACGTACGCCAGCGCTTCGTGTCGGCGGATCGTTCCGCTCGCCTTCGTCGGCGTCAGCGTCGGCGATGTCGTGTCGGCGCCCCCGTCGCCGAGCACGCCGAGCGTGTACACCGTAACGTCACCGAGGTCAGTCCATGTCCCGGCGTACGTTAGTGCGCCCCCGTCCGGCACTTCGTCGATCCAACCCGCGACCACGTCTTCGCCGAGATTGATGTACGCGCCGCTAGCATACGTTTTCGTGAATGGGCTAGCGGTCTGCTGACCAGCCCACAAGAAGATCGAACTCAGCCCGCGTGTATATTCGTCTGTTGCGCCAGCGTACGTGACTGGGCGCCGGATGTACATTGCGTGTAGTTCAAGCAAACCGGTTAGCGGGTTGGTCGATGCAGATACAGGTGTAGATCCTCCGGTGTTGTCAGCAGACACCTTGCGCGCCGTGACGGTGCCCGCGCCGTCGTCGAAGTACGACCAACCCATGATGTTGGCTTCCGAATTCTCGAAGCTAGCTTCCTGGTAGGCGACTGGGTTTCCGTTGGTGCCTGATGCACAGCAGAACCAGTAGGGGTAGTCGTCATCTGCGTGCGGAGATACGAATGGGTCACAGAAGAACTGGTGTCCACTGTGTGCCGCGCCCGCAGTGATCGTCTGCACCGTGAAGAAGAAAGCGTCTGAATCCTGATCGACGGCGCCAATCATAACCCGCGCCTGCGCGCCTAGACCCGTTCGAGTGTCTCCAAACATGGTCGCGCCGGTCGGCGATCCGTCGGTGCCGACGCCAAGGATTAGTTGCTGATCGGCCGCTGTCGGTGGCGTGGTTGCGTCTGGCGTGCCGCCAGTGAAGCCGGCTGCGCGTGAGTGCGTGACGCGAACCATCGCCGTCGAGTTCATGTCGAGCACGTGGAAGCGGTAGCTCTGACCGCTTGTGCTCTCCAAAACCCACCACGAGTTAGCGACGATCTTAGACTTGTCCGTAATCAGGTTTGACTCGTCATACGTGGTGCCGTCGCTAGATCGCGGAATCGACCAACGCCCGGAGCTTAGGAGTAGCTCGATCTCCTTGAAGAAGTGGTCGGCGGGGTCGTTTCGATTCACGTCGACCACGAGCGTTACTTCGTTTGTGAAGCCGTACATTTACGAACTCACCACAACGCGCGAGACGATCGCGACGTAGTAAAAATATCCGTCGAACGCGTCGACCTTCTTCGCGCTAACGGCTTTCCAGTCTTCACCGTCGATGCTGATCGAGTCGGGTTGGTTCCCAGCGGTGATCGCGATTATTGCGGTCGTCGTATAGACCGCTTTCGTTTCGACGCCGTGATAGCCCTCGGGTAGCAGCTGGATCTGTCGCGCCGTCGTCGGGCGCACGACCGCGACGATCGTAAACGTTGACGGCACGCCCGCCACGAGCCGCCCTGTCGACCCGTATCCGCCGTTCGTCGTGCGGGTCACCGTGTAGCTCGCGGCGGTCGCGAAGTCGCCTATGACGTCAAGCAGGCTCACTCGCGCCTCGTGACCGCGTAGGTAATCGATCGCGCAAGTTGCCCCGTGTCGAACAGCGGACGACTCGACTGCTTCTTCGCAATCGTCGCCGGCTTCAGCTTCGGTCGCAGGTGCGCGCCGGTCGTGATCGTCTTCTGCACTTCGGACGCGCCCCATTGCCCGAGCAGCTCGAGGGCGTACTTGACGGACCAATCCTTGATGATAATCCCGCGCGCGAGCTTGCTAGTCATCGTGGCGTACTGCCGACGCTTGACGATAAACGTTCGACGGATAAACGAGCGCTCCGGGATGTTCGCCTTCGGTGCGCCGTACTCGTGGATCGCGGCGATCTCGACCATGTTTGCGCCGCTGCCCTTGCCGTCTTCGTCTTTGTGCTCGTCGCCGCCCTTGCCGGACATGAGCACGCCCACGCGCACGCCCGTGTGATCGGCAGCCTCGAGCTTGCGCAGAAGGTTTTTCCACGCCCTGTCGTCGAGATTCACGCGCATCGTCATAGGACCACCGGGCAGCGCGCGGTGCTGCGTCGAACCATGGAGCGAAACGCCTTACCATACGGCGTCGAGTCGAGCAGCGCATCGGAGCCAGCGGGCGAAAACGCGGCGTAGGTCCGTGACAGATCCGCCGTGCTCTGACTTAGCAGCGGTCCCGCCGGACCGTTCGATCCGTTCTTCGTGATCGTTCCGTGGTGCGCGGCGAGGTAGATCCGAGCAAGCTTAGTGTTGATCGAATCCTCGCCGCCGAAGTGATCGACCGCGAGCGTTTCGTTAACGTAATCGAGGATATCGGTTTGCGCCGACGCGGGAACCGTCGACAGCTCGGCGGCGAATGCTTCGACCATGGTCCAGGTGATTGCAGCCATCAGATTTCCGCTCCTGCAAACGCGTTAGTACCGGTTACACGATTACCTGCATACTCGCAGTCGCGGTGTGTGCCGACGGTCTTACCGAGCAGCGTGTTATGATCGATCAGTCCAGAGATCGATCCGGCGCCGCTGGCGTGCAGTGCGTTTCGAGTCGTGAGCCCGGGATCGGCGTAGTTGCGCGCCACGCGCAACCGCGTGAACGCCCGACCGTACAAACGGATCGCACCTGTGCCGCCGATCGCCTGCCCAAAGAAGCCCGTCAGCCGGTTATCCTCAACTGTAAGATCGTCGCACACACCGCCGTCCGCGTTCACGCTAATGCCGTTTCCGTTTGCTGCGTCGGAAAGCGCGCTCATGATGTTGCGCGCGATGCGGCTAGACGTCATGCGTCGAGAAACGTAGATGCCGCTTCTAGACACGCGAGTCAGTATATTGTCCTCACACACGATTTCGCTATACACACCCGTACCGAACAGTATTCCGTCCGGTATCGATCCGCCAGCGGTACCGTCGATCACGTTGCCGGATACTACGATATTGCTAGCGATATCGCAGTTCATCGCGATACCAAGCCCGCAGTCCGTGATCACGTTGCGCGCTATCAAACCTCGATGACTCTCGCCGCCGTCGGTCGTAGCAATCTGAATGCCCGCGAAATCAGCAACCGTAACATCTTCGACCACGTTATCGCTTATGTCGAACGTGTCACAGTCGACCGCTTTGATTAGGTCGCGCTCGATCGTTAGCCCGCGGTTGCGCTGGAACGTAAGACCTAGCACGCCTCTCACAATGCACGCGTCTGCGTTCACGGAAGCGTGTCCCGATCCAATCCGAACCCATCGGTTATCTGTAACGACGTGATCGGTGTATTGCTCGCCGTCTTCTTCGGTGTGGTAGTAGCCCTCAAAAAAACAGTCGCGCGAGAAGTTGCGCCGCGCAGTGACGCGGCTGCACTGCTTCAACGCGATCGACGCGCCGTACACGTCGAAAAATTCGCAATCGTTAATGGTTAGATCGTTGACGTCAATCGCCCTTATGGCTGCGCGAAACCCGCGCCCCTGACCGCTGGCTCCGTTGTCAAACGAGTCAGAGAAGCCGTCGGCGGGCTGCGCGAGCGCCTGCCCGTCGAACAGAATCGCACCCGATATTGTTACGTCGTCTCCGACGATTTCAAGGATCGGCGAGTCGTCGCCGCTGTCTAGTACAGGGCTAAGCAGCGTTGCGCGCCCGTCGGCGCTCAGCCGCGCGCCCGCAGGAACCTGCACCGCCGAACACTTGTAGATCAGTCCGTGATCGAACACAGCTTCACCGGTCATCAGTGCGGCTTGTATTGCCGCAGTGTCGTCGGTCGCTCCGTCGCCTACCGCGCCCGGGATGCTCATGCAGGCACCGTATAAACCGTGATCGGATTTGCGTCGATCAATGCTTCGGCGTTCGCGCCGCGCGCTAGCCCAGCCCAGCCCAGATCGATATCCGGCGGCGATAGCCCGCCCGAACCACCAAGGTGACACGAAGGATGATCGCCGACTGCGCCGTAGGTTCCGGCGATCGTCTCTAGTGCGGTGCGTACCCGCACCGCGCCCGCGTCTCGTATGTCCCACTCGATCGAAAACAGCCGCGCACTCGCGTCAGTTACGTAGTCAACCGCGCCGCTAGCCTGCACTGTGGCAACGTTTAGATTCAACGTTCCGTTGCTGTTGGCGCTGATGTTCAGTACGCCGGATGTACCTAGGTTAGCAATTCGGCGCGCGCTCGCGCCCGCGGCGTTGATGCGCGCCAACAGCAACAGAACGAAACTCTCCGTTGCGGGGAATACCGCGGTGCCAAACGTCAGTCGATTGTTGGCGACTTCCGGCATGTTGACGAACACTCGATCCCAGCCTTCGATCGCCTGTTGGTATCCGAGCGTACCGTTCGCTGTCATGTCCAGCGCCGCATCCGGGATATCCGCCAACGGCGATGACGCGCCCTGAAACGGCCAGATCGTATTGAGCGTTCCACCAATCGCTGTCGACTCTTCGATCGACGCGGGCAGATAAATACCGTTCTCGTTAGTCGCAAGCGCGACAACGCCAGCAGCCGGACGCACGCCGAGCAGCCGGGACGCAGCCCGGCTAGCAATCCGCGGTGTGACTCGACGAGCGAGCACGTATTACCGCTCCTGTACGGGCGCGATCTCGGCGCTCGCGGTCGACGCGCTGATGTCGCCGCCGAGCGAGTACGCGATCGCGCGCGGGTCGTGCTTCGCTCGAGCGGTGTACGCCTTGCGCGCGGTCAGCGACACGGCGCCGTCAACCGAGTGCCCGAGCAACCCGACGCTGTGCGCGTACAGTAGCTCGGTATCGTCGTCGACGTCTTCGATCGTGTGCGTGCCCGTGCCGCCGTCGGCGAACGTCACGGCGGTACCCGCGAGCGCGAGCGCGCGCGACGTGGCGAGCTTGATCGATCCGCTGTTGACGTAGATGATCCAATACTGCGTGAGCAGCTCGAGCCCGTCGGGCAGCGTGTCGGTCGTCGTCAGCGTGAAGGGTCCGTCGCCCGTCTTGTACGCGTGCGACGTCAGGTCCAGTTCGTTGTTACCGAAGTCGACCGTGTCGACGTCATCATCGGCGACCGTCCCAAGCCGAGGGATCAGCGCGAGCAGCTCGAGATTCGTCAGGTCGAGCGCCGCCGCACCCCAGACATTCAGATCGAACTCGGGCACCACGCCCAGATCAGAGTTGCCCCACGACGCGGGAACGACCGCGAGATCAAGCGGCGTGGACGACTCACCCGCGAACGCAGTAGCCTTCAGCGCGACGAGCTGAATCGCCGAGTCGCTGCTGGTCTGTAGAATTCGATTCGACATTCGCTCACCTCGGCTGCAAAATTAAAAAAGCCCGGCGCGCTATACAGCAACGCCGGGCTTTGCGCCGTGACATCGACTAGCCCGGCAGTAGATTACCCGCGTGAGTCTTACAGCCCGTCGCCGTAGCAGATGGCGACCGGGTAGCGACACACGACGCCGCCGCACGATGCGGTCGCGGCAATGTTGTAGCGCAGCCCGCGCTTCTCGGGCTCCTGCGGCGTGTACTCTTCCGGCACGATGCCCGCGAGCACGACCGGGTTCTTCGGGTAGATGACCATACGGTCGATCGAGCCGCCCGCGCCCGCGTTATCACACCGAAACCAGTCGGTGATCGAGTTGACGTTCGGCAGGTTCTTCAGCACGTACTTAAGTACCGTGGTGTCGGACCCGTCGCCCATGCGCTTCTGCGCCATGTCCATGTAGGGTCCGATCGGCAGCACGACGTCGAACATCTCGAAGGGCTGCTCACCCGCGTTTTTCATCGCGATCTTGATCGCCTTGATGCCGTCGGCGATGTCCTTCACGATCTCGTCGGGCGTCGCGACCGCCCACGTCTTGCCGCCCGCTGCCTTGTCGGCGAGGGTGTAGGACGTGGTGTTGCTCAGGGTCAGAAGACCGTCGAGCCCGTTCGCGGCGCTGCCGAGCGCGAGCACCTCGTCGGTCAGCGTCTCGATCGCGTGCCGTGCCGCGGCGGCGCGATGCACGTCGAGCGGCATGCCGGTTGCGTGCGCCTGCTTGATCTCCCGGACATCGTAGTGATACGACGCGCCGAGCTGCTTGATCACCTTGCTGTTCTCGGTGCCCTTGACGCCAGCCGCCGGCAGATCGTCGGCGGTGTTGCTGATGATCTTCGCGGTGCCGAGCTTCTCGAACTCACGCCAAACGTAGACGTTCGCCCACGCGGGAATGCCGTTCTGGGTTGGAATCAGCGAGCGCGCCTTGTTCGGCGGGAAGATCACGTCGTACTGCTGAGCGTCGACCGCCTCGAGCTGACGATTGAACCACACGTGCTCAGCGGCATCGAGTCTGGTGTTATTGGTGCGCATTGGTCTGTGTTTCCTTGGTTCGGTTCAGTCGTCAGGGTTCGTGGGTTCCGATCAGCGGTTAGCTGTCGGCGAGTGCGTCGGCGGCGCCGCTCATGTCGATCTCGAGCACGGCGGGAACGGTCGAGCTGCCCGACGTGATCCACCGGGCAAACTTGCTGATGTCGATGCAGTCGTCGGTGTCGTCGGCGGTCGTGCGGAAAGCGCCCGCCTGCTCGGAGCCCGACACAACGGCGCGCACTCGCACCGCGTCGCCCGGGGCGACAGCCTCTTCGGGAAGCACGTAGATGCGACCCTTCTGCAGCAGCCCGACGGTCATGTTTGGCTTGACTCCGTCGTCGCCCAGCTCTTCGGGCTTGGCGTACGCAGCCGAGTACACGACCACGCCCGCGAGCAGCGAGTCGGAAGCCGCCGCGCTGGTGTGCAGTAGCAGCGCGTCGGTCGCCTTGTCGGTGCCTCGCACAACCATGATGCCGAAAGGCATCTCGGCGGAAGCCTCTTCGTTGACGCGGCTGTCGACGCTCGCGAGATTCGCATCGGCGAGCGCGCCAACGATCCCCACGGTCATGTTGTCTGCTACGGAAGTCTGCGGCATCTTGATTGCTCCTGCGTTTCGTTTCGTGTGGTGCGGTTGATCGTTGGGTTGGGGCGTTACGCCTTCGCGGCGGGCGCGTTCTTCCAGGCGTTCGCTTGCTCTTCGGCGTAGATGTCGGCGCGCGACCGGCGATCGGCGCGCGGCGCGGCTGCGGTGCGCTCGGCGGCTTCCGCCTGAGCCTCACGAACGCGACTGATCGCGGCGTTGCCCTGCTCGTACCCGGCAACAGCCGAGTCGAACGTGGCGCGCACGTAGTCGTCAGAGCGCTTGGTATCGACGCTGCCGTGCAGACTTTCGATCACGGCGATCTGCAGCTCGCGATCGGTCATCTTCGCGTAGCCGCTGCGCTCACCGAGAATCGGCTCGGCCTTCGCTTCGAGATCGACGCGCGCCTCGACCGCCTTGCGGAACTTCTCGGGATCGGAAGCTTCGTCGGCGCGCTTCTTCGACGCGGCGACCTGCGCCTTCATCAGATTGAGAGCGACCTGGACCTTCTCGGGCGACTCGGAGAGCTTCAACTTCTCGGTCGCGGCGTCGAGCCGGATCGTCACGTCGGTCAGCTTGCCCTCGGCGGTATCGGCGCGAACCTTCTCGACGCTCGCGAGCGCCTCGGCTTCGTCAGCACGGGTCATCTGGGCGGCGAGCTGAACGTTCAGCTCTTCGATCTGCTTCTCTGGATCCATCTGGGATTACCTCGTGTTGTTGAATCGTCGCGCGTTGATTGCTGCTGCGACTTTCATCGCGAGATCAGAACCTAGCACGTGTTTATTTTTTCCAGAAATTGCACAAGCGCAGCGACCTACGCCGCAGTCGTCGACACGCACGCTGCACGTATGCCCGCAACGCCCGCGCTCGACCAGCGCAACATGGTCGACGCGTGTGTCGCGCTGGAATTCGCGATCGTCGATGCGGCAGTGATAGCCGAGCGACAGCTCACGCACGCCGGCTGAAATCGCGGCAACGCCAGCCGGGTTGGCGCGAAACGAGATCATTGCGTATCCGTCGTCGACTCTCGCGCTGATCACGCGCCCCCCGGCGACGTAATCCGAGCCCTCGCTGATCATCGCGGCGGGGTGCCGAATCGTGAGTTGCGCGCCTCGGTTCAGTTGATCAACGATGCGCTGCAGCTCGGCGCCGTCGCGATGCTCGACGCCCCAGGGATATTGCAGCATGCCGACGCGCGCGGCGTAGGCTTCGTATACGATGCCGCCCGCCGACTTGACCGGGCGCGCAAGCTCGCCGCGATCCGCCCGATCAACGATCAGCGAGACTTCGCCGCGGTCTGTGCGGGCGACGATCGACACGGCTACAGGTAGAAGCCTTCGATCGTGATGCGACCGGCGGGCAGAGTAGCGGTGCCTGCGGCCTCGTCGAGAAACAGCTTCATCTCGTCATCAGCGGCGAAGACCAGGTCGGCGTCTGTCGCGCTCAGCGTGAAGTCGACGAACGTGTCGGCGGTGAGCGTACCTTCTTCGCCGGTCTCGGTCGACCAGCTCGCGGCGACGGTCGCACCCTTGGTCAGCTTCAGCACGAAGAAGTTGGCGGCGTGGTTGGCGAGCCCGGTCGGGTTGACATAGCTGACCCGCTCGAGGCGGAACGCGCGCGGCACCTTCCAAAGCTTGTCGGTGCGGTCGGCGTCGACGGCTGTGGCGTGATCAAACGTCATGACGACGCGCTCGTGCAAAAACTGATTCGGTCGACGAGTTGACATGCGCATACGATCGCACAAAAAAAGTCAACCGCGAAATTGCGCAAATCGTCGACAAAAAACGGGCGCCCGTGAGACGATCTACAAACCGGCGAGCAAATCGTTGAAGTCTGGATCGGCGCCGCACCTGCACAACACGGGCTCGCCCGGGTGCCCGTCGGGCGGCGGCTCGTCCCATGAGAACGTCTTACCCTCGCGCGCGTAGTGCGAATACTTCGCGTTGGGGAACGCGCCGCCGGGCGTACCGCGCACGCGGCGATCCTTACCCGTGCGCCAAACGTATTCATTGATCCCCAGATTCGTCTGACGCTTGTGGTTGACTTTGCCGTTTAGCTTGCCGATCTGATCGCGAGCGATTAGCTTCGCGCGCTTCTTGCTAACGCCCATGATTTTCTCGATCTCTTTGGCTAGATCGGTGTGTCGCGTGGCGTTCGCGAGCGCACGCGTTGTCGCGCCTTCGACGTTGCTGACGAGCTGCTCGGCAAGGTTCGTGATCAGCGAAACGTTCTCGGCGGCGAAGCCTTCGATGATCGCGGCGAGCCCCGCTTCGCTGGCGTACACATCAACGCCGAGCGCCGCGATGATTTGCCGGCGCAGCTGCGCACCGCTGAAGGATGATACGTTGTGACCGAGCTGCTTTGCGAGCGCGTCGAGCTGTGTTGGATCAATGAAGCCGCGCACGCGCCCGAGCGCCTCTGCGATCAGCGTGCGCAGGCGATCGCCCTCGCCCGCGTCAGCGCGCGCTCGTGCGTTGCGCTCTAGCAGGCGCGGCAGCTCGGCGAGCAGCGGCGCGAGCGCCTCGCGCACCCGGTCGACGATGCGTAGGAGCTGCGTCGCGTACGCGCGCTCGAGATGCGCCGGGCGTTGCTGTCGCGGGATGCGTCGCCCCCGCTTGATGCCGCGCGCGCGGCGCGCTATCAGCTGCTCCTGTTTCGTCACGAGCTACGCCGCCATGGGCAGATCAAAAAGCACGCGCGCGACCTGCGCCTCGAGCGATTCGATGTCGAACACGTCGGCGCGCTCGTCGTCGTCATCGCCGCCACCGAACGGATCGGGATCGTCGCCATCGGGCGGCGGGTCGGGCTTCTTCGCCTCGGCTTCGGCGAGCGCTTGTGCTTCCTGCTTTGCCTCGAACTCTTCCATCGCGGTCCGGTTATCGAAGTCGACGACGGTCTCGATCGAGTACGTGTCGCCGCCGAAGCGCGATAGCGCGACCTCTTCAGGCGAAAGCACGCCGTTAACGATATAGATCGCGTCGGTTTCTGCCTGCGTCTTCCGCGCCTGCGTCTTCTCGAGCGTCGACTCACCGTACAGCGATCGGAATTCGATCGACCACTTGTCGGGCTCGATCCCTCGGGTCGGTCCGGTCTTCGATCGGATCAGCAGGTACAGCAAGCGCGACAACTGATCGAGCATGCCATCACCCGATCGCTCGGCGTCGATTGAGTCATAGAAGAACGTGATATCAGACGCGCCGGTCGCGTTCATGCCGGCGGGGCTCTGACCCATGAGCAGCGTCACCGGGATCCCGGTCGCAGCGCTCAGTCGCAGCGCGAAGCGGTCGAGCAGCTCGGGCATACCCGTAACCGGCGTCTGCTTGCGCTCGAAGTCTTCATCTTCGGCGTCGATCAGCACGGCGCGCGCTGTCGATCGCGACAGCTCGACCGCCTGCATACGCGCCTTCACGAGATCGTCTTTGTCGGTCGCGAACGCTTCCGACAGTCCGTGCATTTTGAACACGGCTTGCGCGAAGTCGTTCAGCAAGATCGCGGCGCTCGACCAACTCACGTTGAAGTCGCACAGCACGCGATACATATACGTTAGAACGCTGTCGCCCCATCCGGGATACTGCGCGACATCATCCTTTGACACGCGAATTCCGGGGAAGATGATCAGGCGCGACTCGTGGATCAACGTCGTCGGCGCGGACATGCCGCGATGGCCGATCGGCACCACGCGCCAGACTTCGACCTCACCGTACTTCGGCTTATGCGGTTCGTTGTAGTAGCGCCACGGCTGCAGCTCACGCGGCTCAAACAGCGTAAGGTGTGATACCTCGCTGATCCGATCTTCGTTGAGTGGTAGCGCCATGTCGATCGATCCGTCATTGACGACCGGCCAGATCGCGGCGCCACCATAGGCGCGCTCGTACATCTTCGCCTTAGTGAAGATCGCGGTCGCCTTCAGCGTCTCGAACAGCGAGCTAAACCCCTCGGCTTCTTCCTTGCTGTTCTCGATCTTGACGTCGAAGCCGGTTCGCATCATCGACTTGGGGATCAGCTCGATCACGCGCTTCGCTAGGTCGTCGCCACGCCACAGATCGCGAGCCTCGCGATCGGTCACCAGGTCGGCAGTGAAGCCCGTCGACATTCGCTTGTCGTGAGTCGTGGTGCCGAGCCCGGTCAGCGCGCTGACCCAACTGTCGAGCCGCTCCTGCGTCATGCGGGTTGCTGGCGCGTCGATGCTCGGCGTGTCGCGCGGCGATACGACTCGCACGGGCGCACGCGCGGGCGCGGCGTCAGCGCGCGCCGAGCGCGGGCCTAGCACAATGTCGAGCTGCGCGGATAGATCCATGATGGGGATAGTAGCGCGATTTCGCGAGCCCCCGAAATTGCGATACTATCCGCGGCTTTTTGCGCGATCGCGCGAGCGTGCTACCGTCGACGGTAATGCACTACGCCGCCGGATACAATCAGCGCCGCCACGCGCGCGGGCTCTTCACGACAGATCAGATCAGTCGCGTCGCGAAGGAGTCCGGGCTCGAGCTTGGACCGCTCGGCGGTCCGCGCGGTCTCGCGTGGGATGCGATCACTCAGCACGTCGTCGTATGGCAGTCGCTCGTGTCGCTCACGGATGACGGCATGTTCGGACCGGCATCACTCAAGCGCTATCATCGGCTGTACGATGCGCCGACGATCACGCGGTTCGCCGACCTGCGCGTCGACGTCGCGCTCGAGTACCTTGGACGCGGCGAGGAAGGCGGCGATAACGCGGGCGAGTTTGTGCATATGTTGCGCAACTTCCCGTATAGCAGCGAGTACGATCGCCCAGTCGGGAACTGGTGCGAGTTTTTCGTGAACTACGTCGACCGACAGACCGCCGAGCGAATGCAGATCGGGCTACCCTACGCGGCGCTGTTTCCTGACTCGCTGCGCGGCGGTAAGCTCATGCCGATCGGCTCGGCGAAGAAGTACACCGATCGCCAGTGCGCCGCTTGGCGCGAGGTCCCGATTACCGAGGCACAGCGCGGTGACACCGCGTGCCGCACGCGCGGGCGGCTCGATAGCGCGTACGGTCATATCATGATCGTCGAGAAGCGCATCGGCGACAAGCTGCACGTGATCGAGGGCAACGCCGGCAATGATGGGCCGGGCGGGCTATCGATCGTGCGACAGCACGCATACTCGATCGACGGCGTGCAGGCGTCGCGTAATCCGTGGTACCGCTGCGCGCGCCCGATCTAGTCGGCGGCGCGGCGTCGATCGCGAAAGCCCCGCTTGATCTTATGCACGCGCGCGCTCGGGAGCTGCGTCTTCCATCGGCGGTGTATTGCCGCACGTCGCGCCGCCTTGATCGCGCGCATCTTCTCGCGCCGAGCTGCGCGCCGTTGCTGCCTGCGCGTCATCCTGCGTTGCTGCTCGATGCTGCCGACGGTACGCGCGGCGCTCGAGCATGAGCGCAACGCAGTCGACGATCGCCAGCGTCGCGAAGAATAGCTCGACCGTCGTCATCGGAACGGCCCTTCGTGCGTGCGGCAGTAGTCGCACCAATGTTCGCGATCGCTCGTGACCGCGCGGCACTGCAGCGCGGGCGTGCGGAACTCGCACGCGGTCGGCGGCGCGTGCTCGATGCGATCGCACACGACGCCCGAGACGTGCACGCCCGAGTATTCGATCGCGTTGTGCAGTCGTACCATAGACGCGTCGCACAGCCTATCGACCTCCGCTATCATTTCGTCTCGCAACTTGTCGACCGCCCCTGCAATCGCGCGTGTCTTGCCGCTTTCAAACCACAACACGATTGCGCTCGGAACGCCGAGACCGATTAGCACTAGCAACGCGCCGATCATGCGCGCACCTTTACGACGAGCGCGTCGACCGTCCAGTAAACGGTAGGGCACAGCCTGAGCCCTTCCACTTCGTTGATCGTCGCGGTGCCGCCCGCGTCGAACGCGTTCGCGAGCGCGAACATTTCCGGGGTGTCTTCGTCGACCCATAGTCCGCGCTCTTCGCCGCGCTCGGCGATTGCGGCGACAATCGACGTCGGGGTTTTGAACCCGACGAGCGGTGCGGTTTGATCGCTCACGTCGGCACCTTCGTCGACGCGAGTCGCATAGGCATCACGATCGCGTAGACTTGCACCGCGTCGAACGCGTTGATGTCGTGCGTCAGATAGATAGGCTCGCGCGGGCTTTTGACCCACGCGATCGATCCCTTCCTCGTGAGCGCGCGCCAGTAGTCGAGCATGATCGGCACGCTTTCGCCCGCCCCGGACGCGGGCGTGAGAATCCTCGCCGGCTGATCCTTGACACAATCGTTAATCCAAGGGGACGCCACGTATCGGGACAGATCGCGATAGTCGGCGTTCGCTAGTATTTGCGCAATCACGTCGATCTCATTCTTCGGCATCGGCTCGATATCGACGTCGATATTCGAATCCCACCCGGGGCGCAGCTCACTGACAGCGATCGCCCAGTGTCCGTTAGCAATCCAGTCGGAGCTGACGCGTATAGTCTGCGCAGACCCTGTTAGTTTCTTACTGATACTGATCACGCTATCCCCCTTTTCTTCAGCTCGGCGGCGAGCCGTTGCGCGTCGCGGCTGTCGCCCGACACCTTGATTGATACGACAGGCTCGGCGATGCACGAGATCCCAAGCTCGGCGGCGACCGTCGCGATTGCATCGGTCAGACGGCTTGTGCTGGCGTGCGTCGTGCTCGCGATCAGCGCGCCGTGTTCGATCCTGATACTCATGACTAGTCCCCGAACGTGGTTACCTTGTCGCTGAGCTTAACGCCGAATCTGCGGTCGTCGGCCGCGCGCGTTGCGGCGTCAACCGCTTCGGCGAGCGTTCCGAATCCGCGCATCCCGAGCGTATAGGCGCCGTAGTATCCGACCGGCTGATCGCCCCGGTCAAGCTTTAACCCGCGGCAGTAGTACGAGACGTCGCCGATATCGTCGGTCACTCGCACGGCATCGACGCCGCGCGCCTGCCGGATGTCGCGCACGTCTTCGGGCTCGTAATCGGGATACTCCGTTGCGCCGAAGCTCGCGGGCAGGTGGTTCGCGAATCGCTCGATCGCCTTGCTGAACTTTGCTGCGTTCATGGTGTCTCTATATTAGCGATTCGCTAAGGTAACACAAGCGCTATTCGTATCGATATGTCGATTTTTCTATCGGGATCCCGATAACCCTAGAGTCCTGCGTACTTACGCAATGTCTCGCGCGCCCACGTTCCGCGCGCGGTCAGGTTTGCCTCGGCGACACCGTTGAACGCGCGCAGCTCTTCAGGCGAGACTTCGACCGCGATCAAGTGGTCGGCGGTCGCGTTATCACGGACCATTCCTGCGTGCGCGATCGCACCGAGCGTCAGGCGGCTGGGTACCACGAGCTTGATCACGCCCGTTTCTAGTCCCGCCTGCCAGCGCAGCACGAGCCGCGCCCAGACCGCCGCGGACACGCCGCACGCGGCGGCGCGCGCCGTCATGACAGTATGATCGAGCGCCGTTACCGGGACGTGAATCTGTTTCTGCCGGCTGCTCGAGGCAACCGGATTTTTGCGTGGCTTAGATCCCATCGGTTAGCTCCCTCTTTACCAAGTTCCCTCGATCGTCGCATCGGTACGCGACTCCTGCCTCGATACCCTCTCCCACGTACCCGACCGCGAGGCGATAGCGCGTGCCGTCATGCCAGCGGATATGCAGCTCGCCGCGGGTGCCAGCCGTCGCGGTGCCGCGGTCGCCAGCCGTCGCGGTGCCGCCGTCGCCAGCCGTCGCGGTGCCGCCGTCGCCAGCCGTCGCGGTGCCGCGGTCGCCAGCCGTCGCGGTGCCGCGGTCGCCAGCCGTCGCGGTGCCGTAGTAGCCAGCCGTCGCGGTGCCGTGGTAGCCAGCCGTCGCGGTGCCGCGGTCGCCAGCCGTCGCGGTGCCGTAGTAGCCAGCCGTCGCGGTGCCGTAGTAGCCAGCCGTCGCGGTGCCGCCGTCGCCAGCCGTCGCGGTGCCGCGGTCGCCAGCCTTCGCGGTGCCGCGGTAGCCAGCCGTCGCGGTGCCGCCGTCGCCAGCCGTCGCGGTGCCGCGGTAGCCAGCCGTCGCGGTGCCGCCGACAACGGCCCCGGCTGCACCGCGCTCGCAGATGTCTGCGGTAGCACCGAGGCGATCACCGCAGTAAACGACCACGGCGCGCGGCACCTTGATTTTGCCGCACAGATCAACCGCGGTGCGCGGATCGATCTCAACCACGAGCCATCGCGCATCCTCCGACCAGTCGATCAGGCGCCCGTCGCCCTCGCCCCACAGCAGGCCGTGTAGCCCGTGGCCGCATTGGGGGCTCGGATCCCAATCCGGCGCTTCGACTGGACCCGACTCGGGCCAAGTGAATCCGCCGTAGCTCGTGCCATCGGCAGAGCAGGTGCGGAGCATGTACGCGACCGGCGCAGTGGTCGGCTTTTTGCGTGGCTTAGATCCCATCGTCTTTTTCTCCGTTGCTAGGTGACGCGTACTCGTCGCGCCACGTGTTCGTCAGCTCGCTTAGAACGCTCGCGATCTCGATTCGATCTACGAACTCGGCGAGCGCGTAGCACAGCCCGTCGATCGCTAGCGCCCACGCGGGAGGCGTCCAGCCTGCGCTGACGATCTCTCGCCGGGGCGTACCGTGTGTCATCGTCTCGACCGTACGCCTACCGGGTTGAATCCAAAGCGACACGTAACCGCATTCGATCAGCAGCTCGAGCCCGCGCCGGTCGGGCGGCGTGACATAGATCGTCGAGCTGTTTTCGCGCATGACGAGTAGCTTTCGCGGCATCATGATTCGCCCTCGGCGTCATCGGCGTCATCGGCGTCATCGGCGCACACGTCGCAATCGTAGGTTTCGCAGGGCTCGATCGGCACGTCCAAGAATTCGGCGAGCAGGTACCGCGCGGCGGCGGCTTCGGTCGCGTGCGGATATCCGTCCCCGCCGTAGTACGCGTCGACCCAATGCAGATCGGTCCCGCCGAACACGTGGTTTGTGGGCGCGTTGATCCCGACCGTACCCGCTCCGCGATCTAGCTCGACCGTGACGCCGAGCTGCGCGGCGCGCGCCTGCAAGCGCTCGACCGTGGTCACTGTCCGTCCCCCAGCATGCGCGGACCGCTGCCGAGCGCGTTCCCGTTGCGCCCAAGCCGCACGTCGCGCCCGGCTTCCCGCCCTGCCGCGTACCCGTCGCGGTTGCTGTACGCCGACGAGCCGCGCGACGTCTTGACGCGGTCGATCTGCAGCGCCGCTAGCGCGTGCGCCTTGCCGGCGTCGACCGACTGATCGACCCGCACGAGCGATAGCCCGGCCGATCGCGCCTGCGCGACCTGCTCGTTTTTCTGTGCCTGCAGGCGGCTCGAGATCACGCCCGCGCACCCAAGGCGGAAGGCATGCTTCCAGGTGCGCGGCGTGCCACTGCCGCGCGTGACGTAGCAGTCTTCGGCGAGGCGATCGGTTTCCGCGCACAGATAGTCGAACATGTACAGCACGGTGTCGACCGCGCTCTTGCGTCCGCTGACCATGAGCCGCACCGCCCCGCGCTCGCGCCGATCGGTGACGCCGAAGACGCCGAACGCGTAGCACAATCCGTGCAGGATGCGCGAGCGCCAGCCGACTTTGCTCTTTGACTCGAACGCGTTGACGACGTGCAGCGGGTCGGCGGCTTCGGCGTCGGTCGCGCTCGCGATCTGTGCCTCGCTGATCTGATGCGCGATCATCAGCTCGGCGGCGAGCGCCGCCGCGTTCGCGGCTTCGTGCTCATTGGTCGACTTGCTGAGGCGTAGGAGCTTAGCAATCCGGTCCATGACTTTGGTGTGTGTGTTGGGCATGGGATAACCTTAGTGGGTTGCTAGGCGGCTGTCAAACTTTATTCTGCATCGCCGGGAAAATCGCAGTGCGGGCACTCGTCACCTAGCACGGGCTCTTCGCAGATCGGGCACGTGTAGCCGGGCGGCGCATTCGCGCGAAACGCCCGTGAGCTTTCAACCTGCGAAGACACGCCGCCGATCGCGACGTGCGAGTAGCATCGCATCGTGTGCAGTGAGCCGCGGATATCGGCGAGCCAGA